TTGCTACTTGCCCGACTTTTTCAAGCCAAGCCTTGTCCTCGGAAGGAACATCTATAATGTCGCTCATTGTTTAACTCCAACTTGTCATGATTGATACGGACAGTTCTGCTGTAAGCATTTCACCCGCAACACCTGAAAGAACAGTTGGTGCAGATACATTGCCAACACTTATTTTTAATGTAGTTGATGCTGCTAGTTTATTAAACACACCAACTAACATATCTTCAATGCCGATTAGATTGCCTTGGTTATCTAACATTGGCACTATCATTACAATTTTAAAATTAGCCTTAGGTGCAACACTTGAATAGATATTGTTAGACGGTTCAAGCATTGGGTCATCCCATTGCACAATAACTGAGTTTGCTATTGGGGTGGCAGGTGGAAAGGCGAATACCTGCCACACCCCTGCGTTCTCTAACGCAGTCGCAAGGGTTGACCTGAGAGTTGTAACGGCAACTGTCATTTAGCCAACCAAGCCATTAGGGGCTAAATGGTTTGCTATTAGCCCACGAACTCTAGCAATTAAGGTATTGCCCATGCGGTAGGGTGAAGGTTGGAAATCTGGAGAAATGCCACCTGCGTTTGATGCTTGTCTTGCTTGCCAAATGTCAACGGCGATCATTGCGCTACCTTGTCTAATCTCGGGAACAGTTGCATAATCAACATTGGTTGCAGCAGATATAGTGCCGTAAGGTCTAACTAAATGTTTTAATTCTGTTGATACATGACTAATGACATAAGAAATTGAATAATCCGTTATTTTAGTTATTGTTTTGTTTCCACCGTTATAGTGTGCAGCGACATTTTCAACCGTTACTATGTCGCCAACTTTCATAGCATGAACAGTATCTGTATATAAAGTTGCTAAAGTAGTTGTGCACTCTTTTGCGATTACATTGTAATCATTAAACCATAGATAGCCCTTGATAATGTTTTCGGCAGCCTGACAGACTTCCTCAACTACTGAGTCTGCGTATAAACTTCCAATGCCTAGTAATGTTCTTAACTCTGCCTTGGTTACATAAGTCGCTGCCAATTTATTAACCTTTCTTAAAGTAAAGGGGCGAAGGCTTCCTGCGCCCCTTTACGCTTGATTCCTATAAAGGAAAGTTTTATGCAACCATCCACTTGTAAGCACCAGCAGCGACCTTATTAGCAATCGCGCCGTAACCATAGTAAGAAACTTCAATTTGTCCAGTTGAAATCAAATTTGACTCCAAGCGGTATTTGGTTGATTCATACCATGTGTAAGAAGATGGGTTTAGAACGATAATTGAATTATCGCCTGTTCCTGATAGTGCGCGTGATACGCGTAGGTTTAATCCACCAATGTTGCCACGAACATTTGTAGGAGTTAGATTTCCTGAAGCGTTCTGAGGGTTAATTGTCTGTACGAATACAGCGCGGTTTGAACCGTCAACTAATCCCATCAATGCACCCCATTGCTCAGGTGATACAACAATGTTTTCAGCGAAGCCAAGTGTTCCTGAGTAAATAGAAACTGCTGCATCTGAAATAAAGTCTTGGATGTTTGCTGCTGACATTGTGCGGTTTCCGCCATCTGTACCAGCAGTAATGATTGCGCTTCCAACTGCTGTATCTGTTGCCTTAGCGTATGCAAACTCCATTTGGCGTACCAACTCTGAGAAAAACGCTGGAGACGACCTGTCCAGTAATTCTACTGAAAATTTCTGGCTGCCAGAGTACTTACCAACATTTACTGACAAGAAGGAAATGTTTTGGTCTTGCTCAGACGGTGCTGCACCTTCAGCAGTTAAAGCAACTGTTGGTACTTGGGTTAACTTAGGAATTTCAAAAGTCATACCTGCATCTGGAAGTGCTGCTGAAGAAATGCTGTCAATGAAAGGACGGTCAGCATTTGATAGAGGGTTGATTACCTCAGTTAATTGACGAGTAGGAATTAAACCTGCGTTGTCAGTTGTATCTGCTGCTGCGCGGATATATGAACGAGCATCTTCATCATTTAAGTATTGCGCACGAAGTGTGTTCTCTAGGAATTTTTCCTTTGAAAACTCAAGGCGTGGCTTTGTGTACATTGGTGCTACTACTGTTGGGCGAGAGGCTTCAACCGCAGGGGTCTCTACTACCTCACTTGCAACAGGTGTATCAGGTGTTGTGTTTTCCACAATTTCCTCATTTTCTGTTTTGGTTTCGGTTGGTTCTGCCTCTGCATTTGACGCAGCGACTGAAGTGACAGCAGCACTTGAGAAAGCCGCAGCCTGTACTAGGCTGACTTCCATAAGTCTTGCTGCACTAACTCTATAAATGCCATTGGTGTTCTTTCCTTTTAATACTTCTACACCAACGCTCAAACCTGATCTTAAATTTTCTGAAGCCTCAATTAGGCTATCTGTTCCCTTGGTTGTATTGCTAACCTTAAACTCTGCGTAAATACCTGAGTCATCTTCCTCAACTTTTTTCATGCGACCAATAGGCGACTTAGGGTCATGCTCAAGTAATAACTTAACTTTTGCTGGTTCATCAATTTGAATTGAACCTTTTTCAAATATAACTTTACCTACTGAGGTATTTCCAATTTCATTTTCAAACGGTACAATTTTTCCAGCAATAATTCTACGAGACTCTGAAGCCTCTAAATCTGCACTAAAGTTAATTATTTCCATTTGGGCTTAGTTCTTCCATTTCTCTCGCTTGTTCTACGGTTATTAAGTCAAGCGCCAACATCTTTTCAATTACTGCAAGGCGCTCTAATGGGTTTGCTCTTAAAAATCCTGAGTCCATGTCAAATGCTATGAATTGTGTATTAGGGGTTAGATCATCCATTGACAATCTACTTTCCACGCAAGAAATGTAGGGTTGCAAGGATAGAGCCACGAATTGACGCCTTTCGTCTTGAACATTGGCGTAGGTCATAGAGTTATTCATATCTGCTGAAATGTAATAGGCAGGAACATTACACAATCTTGCAATTTGAGTAGCCATGTACTGCAAACTGTCATTGTAGGTCATGTCCTTAGGGCTAAATGCAGTTGGCTGAAATTCCAATGAACTTGTTAAGTATGCAGTCGCTCTTTCTGATCTGCTTCTACGCCAAGCGGCTAATAATCCTGCAACTTCCTTTTCACCAAGGTCAGCACCGTTATTTTTTAAGATACCCGCAGGGGTTGGTGCTGCTGCTGCGTTTGCTGCCGCTTTTTCTAAATCAATGGCTGCTCTTAAAATTCTTGAGCCAGCATGTAAAATTCCATCAATAGGCGATTGGAAGGTAACTAAACTTCCAATACCGTTCATAGGTCTCTCAACACCGTCAACTGTATAAAAATCTACAAAAGTGTTATTTTTATTTAATTGAACTTGAACTCTAGTGTTATTTACAAAATCAAATCTTGCAGGTCGGTTATCATCTTGATAAACCTCGGTTACCTCTAAATACGCCGTACCGTAGAAAATCAATGCGTCAACTAATGCGGTAACAATAACTGAGTTAGGTGCAGACTTAGATAATTGTTTAATCCAAGGCAAGTTAGGTAATTCTTCGTAAGTTGCCTTTGAAAATGTTTCTAATTCCATAACGCCGATTGTTGTAGCAATTAAATTACGGCAACGCATTACAGCAGGAACAGAAATTGCCTCTGCTCTACTTACAGATTGAAATGGCGTAAATTGAGAATAATAACTAAACGGGTCAGTTACGACAGGTGGCGCTAACTCCGCCTTAATGTCAGTTTTTGGTGATAAGCCTACTAAATCGCGGAAAAATCCCATTAGATAATTATATCACCAATTTAAACGAATATCTTAGGTATTGAGATAGGTTTGCTCAACATGTGGACGCACATAGCAGTTGAGATTGCAATGGTGACATCTCCAGCAGATTTACGGCGGATGATTCTCCAACCTGCATCATTAGTTTTAGCAGCGCAGTTATTCATAGAGGATACCCACTCTGGTTGACCTGAGTGAACTAACCTAAGATTGCTTAGACTGTCAGCAAGTTCCCCGCAAGCCTGATAAAACGCCTGTCCAGATATATCAATCATTTTATGACCTGATTGCTCTAATTTTTGGGCAATAGAGGCGGTTGCGTATTTATCGTAAGCAATTTGAACTGGTCGGTACTTCATAGCCCAATCATGGATTGAACTAGCCATTTTCACTTCATCTATTGCTACCTCTGAACTAAAGGTCTCCATTACACCTACACCGATTTTGCCATCTATTATCTGAGCAGCCACTAAAGCACCTGATCGCTTGCTTGGGCTAACATCAAATGCCATAACTGTCATTGCGCCTACTGGCAATACCAATTCTGATACCGAGGTTGCCTCAATACTTCCAAAAGTCCAAGGCGACACTTGCGAGTCAATCCACATACATAGAGTTTCAGTTAAAGTCGCTTCAATAGAGTTAGTTGCGATTGATTCCTCTATCGCTTCCTCGGTTACGGTATATCCAAGGGCAGGATTAGCCATTGCCCAAAATTTACGGTTTCTTATATCTTGTCTTGCAGCCAATGGTGCTGAATACTCCCAAAATCCAAAAGTCTTAGAAGGGTAATCCATTGCTCTTTCTCTTAAATCATTTAATACCGTACTAAAGGCATCACCAGCATTTGAGGTTAGTAATGTTTGTGAATTGGGTCTTGCTCTAGTAATCGGTACTGCCGCTTTAAAGGCTTCCTCGCTTATCTCGCGTACCTCATCAATGTATAAGAGGTCAGCGCTCTTTCCGCGACTTCCGTCTCTAGTCGCTGCAACAATCTCATAGCGAGCGCCGTTAAGTAATGTAATTGATTCTTGACCATTAGCGTATCTAATGCGCCTAACCTGCGCTTTTAGAAAATCATTATCCTCAATAGTGTTGGCAACCTGTCTAAAGGTATCTAATGCCATGTTCCTATTAGACGACATTGCAACAATGTTTTTTTCGCCAAATAGGAACAGACCAGCCAAGATACGCATGCGAGCAAGGTGAGTTTTACCCTGTTGACGGGCTACTAACAGTAAATTGGTCTTTCTTATGAAGTTATTATCAGCATTTACTGACAACATATCTGAAAGTACATAATGCTGCCAAGGAAGTAGCGGCATCCCAATTTTTTCTGCTAACTCAGCCACCTCTGCAATTCGTGAGCCAGTTTTGAGCGGCGGTGTAGAAATTCTAGGTTTTATGTTTCCCAATACAGGTTTTTTTGTTAGCCCCCGTTGCGCTGGTTTGCGCTTGGCTTTAATTGGTTTTTCGTTGACTGTCATGGCTTTTGAAAAGGCGACAAAGGTCGTGTGATTTGCGTCTCAGGGAGAGAAGGTTCTGGAAAGGCAGGGGGGGTAGAACCACTCCTAAAAAAACGGCTGCCCTTGCGTGAATTACACGACTTACACGCTGAGGTTAGGTTCTCCATATCAAACAGGTCACCACCAACCTTGCGACTTGTTATGTGATCTACTGTTGCATCTGCACCCTTGAGGTCTTTGTGG